TATCAGGATTAGCGGTTGATGCCGTAAAATCTTATTCTTCAAATAAAGTATACTCCATTTCAGGAAAAGGAGTTGGAGATGGTAAAGTTGAGTTCGATATCATGGACTTCCCTGAAAAAATTAAAAATGCAGTGCTTGGAATTGTTGCATCTACTAATGGTGTATACAAAGCTACTGCAGATCGCACTTCTCCATATTGCTCGATTCTATTGGAAGATGTAACACCTCAAGGTCATCCATATTTAATGGCATTTGTGGATGGAATGTTCTCATCTGATGGTCTTGAGTTTAATTCATTACAAGGCAAACAAAGTGAACTTCCATCAGAAGCTATTAGCTTTGCCATTGGTTCTGATGACAACGGATTGTACTACTCTACCTTTGTAGGAACTGGAGCTCCTACTGATGCAGCTGGTATTGCAGAAATTAAAGCTGATGCTTTAATGGTAGCAGGAGGGTGAAATAAATGACTAAGTTATCAATTACTCTTCGTGATAAAGACGGTGAGTTTACTGTTACTCAAGAACATGTTAGCGGTCAAAAGCTTCTTGATTATTGGGATATGGCAGTTGAAATTGAAAAAAACGTTGATAAGATGTCTATTTCAGACGTTTATAAAAAACGGATTAATTTCATCGCTGGTTTATTCGATAGTTCAAAGGTAACGGAAGAATCAATTTTAGCAAGTGTACCTGCTTGGGGATTGCAAAATTTCATTAAAGATGTTTTTGAAACGATTACTGGTTCAAAAGAAGTTACGGGTGACGAAAAAAAGGAACAATGACAGTCTCAGAAGCTCGTTCTGAATTTCTAGACTTTGTAAAAACGCTAGTATCGACTGGTTCATATACTTTGGCAGATATCCTTAGTAATGATTTTTCTACAGTTGTTTCTGTGGTTGGTGCAAAAATTATATCAAAAGATGGTAGCGTAGATGAGCCTAAACAAGAAAAAGTATTATCGCTTTGGGAATTTG